AATAACTAAAATACTTACTACGGATGCCGCAAAGCAAAACTCTCAAAATCCTCAACACTGTCATCTGCGCGTTTATAATTCGCTAATCCAAATAACAACTGTGTCTTGCTAATATGTGGTTGATATTTTACTACATCATCAATGCTAATATTATCATCTTCGGATAAAAAATGATAATTTTCATTCAGAATATATCTTACACAAAAGCTACAATCCAGGTCCTGTGTTTTCAATATATCAATCATTGCCACAGCAAAAATATACTCCTTTAATTGTGCGCGACTGTATTTGTTGTTATATAAATCAAGCATCTATTATTTTATACTTATACAAATAGAATACTTTTTATATAATTATTCAATGAATAAATATAAACCCTTCCTCGCGCATAATCTCATGAATACATTCTGTATTTGTCGGTCCATTTATAATCTTGATATTTTTGAAGTTATCCAATTTGTTAGTTAAGTCAAACATATCATTTATTTTTTCCAGCAATTCCAAGTCGGAAATATAATCGGTATTATTTTGAAGCCAACTGTAAAATGATACATTAGAATCCTTAGAATCCTTGTATTTATGAAACAATTTCAAGGTTTCATATAATGTAATATCCTTGTTTTTCTTAGCATTGCCTGATACACTTGTATTCGCATGTATATTATAATCAGTCCCCGATAAAATACAAATTTCTTTAAATTCTGAATGCGTTAGACCCAACTCTTCAAGAATACCTTTCATCGAATACATTACCACACTGTGATTAATTAGACTAAAATATCGCAGCACTCGCGAGCACCCATAAACAAATAAATCCATATCTTCTGACAGACAAGCCCAAACAATCTTCTTTACAACAAGCAGCGCACATAGCTCATCCGCTTCACCCGGTGCGTCATAATACGTCATACCGTGCGCCCGTATTAAATCCTTAACCTGCTCCGTTTTGCCCCGGGTAATACTTATAAATTGCTTTTTCAATTGGTCCATTGTATTGATAATATCCTGCTTTTCACCGTCATCGCAATCCGCATTTTCAAGCGTATTTTTCAGCGCATTGTATTCCTTTTGCGCCTCCCGTTTGTCCTCCTTTCTCTTAACCAATAATTGTTTCTTCTCCGGTGGCGGTTTGCCGTCAAATATGAAAATAGGCGTTACATTGTAGTAACGAAATATGGAGAGCATCAAATATATATTTTCTAATAGGGCATTGTCGGCCTCATATTTATATAAATAGATGCTGATGTCGACGGCAATCTTTTTGCCGCTTAAATCGGCAATATTTGTAACGCGGATTGAGTTAGCACATTTGTCTCTTAAATAATTATTCAAATATCGGATACCCATATAAAATAGTGTTTATAAGATAGTTGTTATATACCTTTATATAAATTTAGTTTAAATCAATTTTTATTTTGTTAGTCCAATATAGTATATAAACTAACAAATATATTAAAAATATTACAAGAAGATACGTATAAGAAGAAAATGAATACAAGAAGTCAAACAATGTACGAGAAAAGTGCGTTATATACAGTCGATATTGACTTTGATAATGCGAGCAAAGCATGGCGACAAAATAAGAAACAAGATGGTCAAGGGCAATTCAAGTATGTATGCGCTGCTGTAAAAAAAGATGGTTCTAAGTCTAATAAAAACAAACGCGTATTGTAAAATAAATGAGAGTAAATAAATCAAAATAAATATTTAGTTATTATATAAAATGCCTTTTGAAGTAGGAGATGATATTGTAAATAACAATGATGAAACTTATTTAGTAGAAAAAGTGGAGGTTATTCGTTTGCCAGCCGATTCGCCTGGAGAGCAAGGTGATATTGCTAGGTATCACTATCATGTCAAAAGATACACTACAGGACAGAAATCCACGATACAAATTGTAGTAGAAGACGACCCGTATAATAATGAAGATATCAGAGGTGTAAGTTGGAACAAAGTTGTAGCAAGAGGAGTTAAACAAAAAAAAACTAGAAGAAGACAATCAAAAAGAAGAAGAACAAAAAGAAGACAAACTAAAGGAAAAAAGAGAAGACAATAAAATAAATTTATATCATAATACTATATAATATAAATGAGTGCAAGTGCAAGCAGAAACAGAAGTACAAGCAATAAAAGCAGAAGTAGAAGCCTTTCTTTTAGTAAGGTAAAATCAAACTGTAGTCCAAAGAAATTACTAGCATTCTCCAAAAAGCACTATACTTACATTAATCAGATATTCGGCGACGCAACCGTAAGAGAAATTATAGAAGAAGAATATTTTACAACCTGGGAATTTCACGTAGCCAAAGCTGGACCCGAATTCGGAAATTCGTTTCATCACACTGTAAGAGACCGTGAAGACCCTGATATTTTTGTTTGTAGTGTTATGGATGATATTCAAGATTTACATAAAAATGTCAATGACACTCTTTGCCAATCATATTCACTAATGAATTTCTTTGAAATACCAATCCAGTCGTCAGGAAAAAAAGGAGAACAAACAGAAATTTCCCAAGAAAGAAATCAAATGTCAATGATTAAAATGTATCGAGATATTCTTAACGGCACTTTGGAGGAGTTCAAAGGTATCAATTTTAAAGAGATACTAACAAATCAGATACTAAGTGACAAAAGAAACAAAAAATTGTGGCGTAATTTTGTTGCTGGAAAAGGTCATATTAGTATGACACCCAAAGTGCTTTTCAAAAACATCGAAGATACACTTACACAATGGGAAGAGTTTGGATATTGGTTTTTTATTGGCAAGGGTGAGTGTCCGACACATGGCACATATAGTGCCGAAATGAACTATTTAAAAGACCGTTCCCAAGAGTTGTCTGATGAGCGCCACGAAGAGCATGATATGGGCTTACAAGATGATAATAGTCGATTCGATTCAAAAACTAGAAAAAATAGGTCAAGTTCTAAATCTAAATCAAGTAATAAATCTGCTTCGAAAGGAGGTACTAAACGATTTAAAACTTGAAAAAGGATTAGGAAACACAGTTAAAATAGCAAGAGTAACTAACAAATTCAACAAATATATTTTTAGTTATTATTGCGCCTTTTTATTCCTTTTTGTTCCTTTTTTTGTCCCTTTTTTTAGCCTCTTTTTTGTTCCTTTTTTTGTTCCTTTAAGTCTTGATCCACCTTTTTTTTTTGATGACTTTACAACAATTTTAGTTTTATCATCCCGTTTATATGGAGTTGTATTACCCGGTTTATAACTAGGATTAAACTTATGAATATTATAATATACGTCTCCTGACATATCTCCATAATAATTATCAGTATTTGTAATAAACTGTTCCAATGTGTTAGATGCCCAAGCTATTTTTCTCATTTCTGTAGCAGAAAGATTTCCTGTAGCACCTTGTATTGGTTCTATTGCGATAATTTCAGACGTAACATTTATGTTATTTACTGGAAACATCTGTTTAATTCTTCTATTAAAAGATTCCAGCATATATGTTAATTTTGTAGCATCACCATCTTTATCACCAACAACTAATTGTGAGCGAATTTGATCAAAATCATTTTTTTGACCTAAACGAGTAACTTCGCCTACCAATTGAACTGTTGGTGTTATCATCTGTCCAGCATCTTTATAGTCCTTTTGACGTATTTCATAATCACCAGTTCCATCAGATTGATAAGGCTTATATCCTTTGCCCAAAAGTAAATATTCTATAACTTTTTTTTTTGTAGAGAAATCAAGTGGATCTTTTGATGTTTTAATACCTCCATTAGGACCACTTCCTAGGAAAAATATAACTCTAGTTGTTAAACTAGAGTCTTGACTTTTAGCGTTTTCTATAGTGTTAATAAATAATTTTAGATGTCCTTCATGTGGCGGATTATAGCGACCGATTGTATAAATTACTAATAATTTATTAATCTGTGCTGTAATTTTTACTTCCGTATTTTCAGGTTCAACTAAATTAATACCTAATAAATACAGTTCCATATTATTTTCAAATCTTTGTAATAATTCTTGAATTTGTACATCTGATAAGCTAGTTCCAGTTGTAATACCTCTTACCAACTGTCTTGTACCACCTCCGCCTCCTCCTCCACCTCCGCCTCCTCCTGCGGACGATGTTCCAAATTCATGTTCTGCGTATTTTAAATGAGGATCAGGTTGCGACATTTATATTATAATATTATAAAATATAAAATATAATAAAATTTATCCAAGCTCGCACAATGTCATACGTAAGTTATTTAATAAGAACGTGGAATAAATATATTTGTGTTTTTTATGACCCTTCTTCAGTTTATTAATTAATTTCTCACTACAATCAATATTATACAGAAACTCGGACTTCTTATAGTGTGTCGCAATAAAATCGCAAAGACGGTTTTGAGCATCGCTAGTCTTCTTAAATTGAAGCATTGATGTATTATTTGCCTTACACCAAATCAAAAAATCTTGGTAATTATTCAAAAATATAGTTGTTAGAATATAATACGCCAACACATTGGTGTTTTCTTTGTAAAGTGTCTTACGTATTGTATCCGAATGCGCAGACTTCTCAATCAAATGTCGGTATTCAATATCCATAAATTGTAATATCTTTGTCATTTGATAAAACGCAAAGATGCGCTCAAAATTCACAAAAAACTCTGAATTAGTTAGCATCTCATTTATATCTGTTTTATCCGAAGCATTCGCATAACTACAAAATAGAACATTCATAATTCTTGCCCAAAATTCCGTATATGCCTCAAATAGATTCACCTCCGATTTAATGGGAAACAATGCCAGGATTTTATTATGGCAAGCAGTATTGTCCATATCCGAAAAATCCAATCCGTAATTATGCATCGACTCGTGTAACAATACTTTGAACCACTCTTCCATACGATAAATCACAATTTCGCCACTTGGTTGACATGTCCGAGTAAATCCAGTATTCACATTGTCCTCATCTAGAACCTCTATATTTGTTGAAGGCAGTACTTTTGTTAAAAAAGTATGATAAATATACACAGACAATTTGTTAGTACAAGATTTTGAAGAATGTTTATTTACAATATAAAACCAATACAAAATATAATCAACATATTTGTTGTATCTTTCTATTTTGATTTCATCTGCAGACTGCTCCAATACAAAATAGATGTCAAATACTCTATCGTATAATTGACACGAATAATGTAATGACGTCAGCGAATACTCATCAATTGTTTTTCGCGCTGTAACCGGAAACCCGTGAATACTAAAGGTTTTTGGCTTCGGAATTTGCTTTATATTGTCAATACTTGTAACCTTGAGTTTATAAAATGATTGCTTGTTTTGTTTTGAAATTTGTTTTTGTTCGTCGATAAAAGCGGCGGCATTAATTATTTCGGTAAAAAACTGATAAAATAAGTTGTCAGTGGTCATTGTTTGTTTAACAGGGGGTAAATAATTATTTTCAACAAAAAACGACATTAATTTATGACTTTCATATGTAATTTTCATTATTTATATTTTATATTATATTATTATTATATTATTATGATATAAAATATAACGAAACAAAACCTCTTAAACAACACCGCCTGACAACTTATCGCGTAAAATCATGAGGTCATCTAACACCTCAGGTTCTTTCCCCCGTCTATATAGAACCAGCTTCGCATTCTTGGTCTCAACTAAAGCCACGCTCAATTCAGGATACTGTTGGAATTTCGCCGCATTGGCCGCATTCAATGCCTTGGAAGCACGTTTCAAAAAGAAATCCGGGTCCACTGTAACCGTCTTCGACCGTATTTGTTCGTCCTTATATTTCCCCGTTTCTCCACCCGCACCTTTCGCCATATTCGGGTCCTTGGAAAGCTCGGTTCCCGAATCAAGAGAAAATAGCAAATAGAAATCCGGATTATTCTTCTGAAACTTGGCCGCCTGATAATAATGCTCAACCGAAGACCATCTGTGATTATCCAATGTAAATGGTTGAACCCA